TCAAATCCGCGCCCATGCCGAACAACGAACCCATTTCGGTCCATCCCCGACAGCCTCCACCTGAAACTCGCCGGCGGTGAGTTCCTCGCCCAGCAGGGAAAGCTGCTCGGCCAGGCTCAGCGTCAGCTCCAACGCGTCCACCCGGAACTCGTGCATGCGCCCGTGGCTCAGCCTACACCGCCAGACATATTTCTGCTCTGACGCCACGCTTCCCTCGGTCCATGTCCACGAACCGCGCCGACGCTCGACCCAGTGGAACCTCAACGCGCCGCCAGCATCCCGTTCAGCCCGCAGGTGGACAGGCGCGAGCGGGGCCAGTCCCGCTCCCTCGATTCTGTACACGATCTCGGTGCCGCCAGGCGGATCCCCCCGTCCCTCAGCCAGAAAAACGATCTCCCGGCCCGGCGCGTCGCCCGTCACAGCAAATTCCGGATGATCCGTCAGGATCACTTCCGCCACCCCGGTTCCCACGGGCCAGCCTTGCGATTCGCAGGGGGTCGCATAGCGCCGCCGCAGCAATCCGGTCAGTCGCACGACGCCCTCGCCAAGACGTTCGACCTGACGCGCCTGGATCAGTTCGCGCCCCACCAGAATCAGCCCGCCGCCGTCAAGGACTCCGGCATGATCCCGGCTGGCCAACCCATCCTGTCCAACCAGTCTCATCAGCACGAAATTATGCTCATCCCAGACCGACTCAGGCCCGGCAGGCAAGTGGGCCAGCAACTCGCCAACCCCGCGGCCTGTCGGCAACCTGCCGATCGGAACGGATGCGCCTGCATCCAGCACTGAAAGGTCAGCCCCCCGCCATCCCGGGCCCCCGCCGCCAACCACGGCAACGACGGGCCCAGTGGATCCGGCTGGAACGGGCGGTTCAAACACCAGCGCCCGCGTGGAGCCTGCGGGAACCACAGGATCGGAAAGGCTGCGTCCGGGATCAGAGGCTACGCCCCCCTGATCAGCCAATGCCTCGATCCGTTCGGCCTCAATATGGATATTCAATCCGCGAACATCCCGGCGAACGACCCGCCAGCCACCACTCTCACCGAACTCCACGCGGTCACCGATGGAAACATGCATCCACCTGTGGGGCAGAGACAGGTTCAGGTGCTCGCGTCGTGCACCCTCCCGGCGCAAGGCCTGTCGGCACAGCGCCATCGCCGCGCCGGCACTCGCTCCGATCGCCCAGCTCAGTTCAATCGACTGGCCGCTGCGCTCCAGCTGCCGCCGTTGCAGACCAAGCTGATAATCCCTGTCCGGATCGATATAGGTCAGGCTCAGGCCGACAGGGCGCCGTTCCCGAACGAAGCGCGCGCCGGCCATCTCGGTTCCCGGATCGAACAGCACATCAACGGGCCGGATCACATGTGTCATCTCCGGGCCACCCAGGGCATAGGCGCCATTTAAAAGCCGGATTTCCGCGCCGCAGATCCATGACAGCCGCTCGATATCATCCAGCAGACGCGCGCCAGACTCCACAAAACCCGTTACACCCGGCGGAGCGGAAAGCGCCCCGGCTCTCATGCCGGCGTCCGAAGCCAGCACGCCTGCCCACTGATCCGCGCGCCCGTGGTCTGCGACAAGTTCGAAACTCAGGCTGGGGATCCGGTTTCCGAACGGGCCAAGCGGAAAGCCCTCGAACACCACATGGCTCAGCCCCCGCAATGCCGGCGCGCCACCCGCGCCTTCCACAGCCGCTATCAACGGATCGGCAACGCGCACTGGCGCACTGTGCAGACGCATCTCGAATTCAAAGGCGCATACACCGTCGCCCGACCGGATCTCGCGGCCATCCGCCCAGATTCGGCGCACCTCCCGTACCGGCCCCCGGGACAGGGCGATTGCAAAGCTGGCCTCTGCCTCGCGTCGCCCGTCCCCCTTGCGCCCGCCGCCGCCCTCGGGCTGCAGTGCCCATATCAGAAGCCCGGCGGTTCGCATTGTTCCGAAGAGCCTCGGCACTGTCTCGCCATAGGCGGATCGCTGCAAATACAGATCGTCTGCCCGACCCGTTCGCTGTGCGCGGGCAGAGTCCAGGCTGGCGCCCACCGCGGCCCCGATCCCCGCTCCGAACGGGCCGCCCACGGCCTGCCCGACCGTCGACAACAATACCGATGCCATCATGCATCTCCTGCGGGAAGCCGCCAGGCTGTTCGCCATCTTCCGGCCTCGATGGTGTTGCGCTCGACAACCCGCCGAATGCGCGCGCACGCCTCAACGACGCCCCGGTCGGTGCAGATGCCCAGGTGGACCTGCCGCGCCCCGGGTACGGATATCAGCACGTCTCCGGCCCGCGATTCAGCCAATGCCTGTTCATGGCAGCCAACCACGCGCAGCATGTCGCTGACATCCCTCATGGCCAGTCCGCGCAAAGGCTGAGCCCCAATCACCGGGCGAACGCCTGCGGCCTCGGCCGCAAGCAACACAAGGCCCAGACAATCCACGCCGGCCTCGTTGCGGCCCTGCGCCCTGAATGGCACGCCGATCAGGCCGCGCGCCCGATCCACGATCAGGGCCGCACGCGGATGCACGTCAGGGATCGACATAGCGAAGCAACGCATCCGCGCCGGGCACATGCGGCTCTCCATCGAATGCCGCGCAGTTGCCGAAACGATCCCGGCAGGTTGCGAACAGCTTGTCGCACCCCTCGCGCAGCTCGATACGGATGCCAGGCCCCAGATCGGCGGCAAGCCGCTCGTCAAGCAACAGCGTTGTTCCAGCCGCCCTTTCGATCCGATGATCCAGACCGGCCAGGCTGCCATCCAGCACCCGTGCCCGGCCACCGGCATAGCGCTGCGGCAAATCCAGCGGCTGTTCGAGCCGGATTTCCATCCCCGCCCCCCCCGCTGCAACGACGCGACAGGTCCTTGGCGCCATGTCCACGCCGCAGCGATCATCCCCGAGCGAAGCCCGGCACGTCGGCGAAAGCACCGGCGCCGACCTGTCGTCGATGCCATCCAAACCGCTGCGCAACTCCATCCGGTACTGCCCGCCGGCGCCTGCAACCGCATGGCTCAGTTGCCCTAACCTGCCCCGCAGCAGAACCAGCGGCTCGGCCGCAGAATCCGCCCAGTCGCATGCCGACAGCTCGACCCGTGCATCGGCCCAGCGTCCGGCCTCCAGATCAAATCCGCGGATCGCACTGTCCTGCAGCACGCCCTCCACGTCCATCGCATCGGGCTCCAGCCTGTTCGACTGGCTCACGGCGGAAGGGGTCATGCCCGGTCGGGCGCGATACAGCAGGCCGCCCAACCGCAGATCCCGGTCATGGCTTGTGAACCCCATCGCCACGCCATCTGTCCGGATCAGCTTCCAGCAAAGCGCAATGGACGTCAGAGGGCAGCCCAGCCAGGCCTCGGGCCCACTCATTCGAATACCTCGACAAGGGGAACCGACTGCGCCTCGCCCGCACGCACACCGCTCAGCGAAATCTGCAGCTGATCGACATCGAACCGAACCGGCACATCGAACGCAAAGCCCGCTCGCACCTCCATCCCCAATGCGGGTGGATCGTCGAACCGGATTATGCCTCGATCCTCGAGCACCCAGCCCGCAAGGCACTCGACTCCGCCGATGGCAATGCGCACCGTTCCTGCTTCCGGACGCGTGATGGACCGAATTTCTGCACCGGCCTCGGAACCATAGTGCTTCACCAGCCGGAAGCTCAGCGTCGTGCCATCGCCAATGCCGATCAGCTGATCGACCGCCGTGATTTCCGCACCGAACGATCCGCTCGTCCAGTCCATCGGGTCGCGAAAGCGGAAAGAGGCCGCCTTCCCGCGCCGTGCCCGGAAAAAGGCAAGCAGCAAGGCCAGATCGGTCTCGGATCGAAGACCAAGCCCCGCGTCATAGGAAAGCCGCGCGCCCTGCCACATGCTGTTGCGCTGCTCGTGGCCGGAAGCCAGGATCGCGACCTGCGTCGAAAAGGCGGGCCCGCCCACTGCATCAAATCCCACATCCAGCGGAAACCGGACATCATGAAACTCGTCCACGCCCATCTCCTCATCCGGTGAAGGCCCCAGTTCCACCCAGGTGAATCCGTCGCGTGCAACCTGCGGCCAGGCCCACACGAATATCTCGGGAACCGACCGGCTACGGGCGGACCGCACGGCGGCGGCGATCTTTGGCCACTGCGCCTGTGCCTGCCCCGCATCCGGCACAAATCCGGCCAGATACTGCTGTTGCGCCGCGCCATATCCCAGCCGGGCCGTGACGGCGGTCGTCGCCCGTGCCAATCCCGCCTCGTTCCCGCCGGTCACGAACTCATAGTCCTCAAGCTGCAGGCGATCCCATGCGGGGCTCGCCCAGCCGTCGGGCATATTCGCCAGCGCCAGGTCCGGCGTGGCTTCGTCCAACACCTGGGGTGCATAGAAAAGCAGGTGGGAACGAAATCCGGCCCCGGAAACCGCAGAAGCCGCGTCGCGCAACGCCAGTGTCGCCTCCGCCAGCCGCGCGCCCAGCCACACCAGCCACACCCGCTCCGTCTCGGATCGCACGCCCCGCACATCGGCCATTTCCGGCGGTGCCGTCCCGGTCTCGGCGATCCATCGCGCCACCGTTGCCGCGTCATGGAAACAGGGCCGCCCCGATGGCCCGACCCACCACCAGGGCTCCCCGACCTGAAAGGAGACATCTCGCCCCCCTTCGGCGGCCAATAAAGCGAATGCCCGCGCGATTTCCTGCAACCAGCTCATCGCCGCCGCATTGCAGGGCGAAAGCAGCGTGGATGGCGGAAACCAGCCGGTCAGCGCCCGCGCTCCCTCCAGATCCCTCTGCGCCCAGTCGTCCGGCGCATGGGCGTCGAACAGTTCGAACGACAATGAAAGGATCAGTTCAAACCCATGGTCGCCGGCAATCTCGAACAGCCGCCGGTGCCAGGCCGTCGCTGCGGCGCACAGCCCGCCGGAAACCTCGAACCGGCCACCGCCCGCATGCGCCAGCGCCGGGTAATGGCTCATCCCGACATAATGATTGACAAGCCGCCGGTATCCCAGCGCCTCCCACTGCTCCACCAGGCGCTCGGGCGGCTGATGATAGCTGTCGTCATAGCCAGATGCCATCCGCAGCCCGTGCGGCGGCAGGAACGCATCCTCCACGCGCACCACGCTTCGCAGTCCGTCGGCCGAAAGATCCCTCAGTTCGACCCAGGTCGAAACCGGCGCGGGAAGCGCATCGACCGATCCGTCGAAACCCTCCGGCACGATCGAAATGAACATCCGGTCGATATCACCCGCGAACACGGCATCCCCGTGCGGGCCGAAGCCGGCACGCAGTTCGTCGAACACCAGCTCGATCACCGCGTCCGTGGGCGAACCCGCGGCATGGTTCCACAACCTGACATACCAGGTCCGCCCCACGCCCGCTGAATCCCGGCCCTCTATGGTCAGAACGGGCCCGTTCAGTGCGTCCAGCGGCATGACGCCGGGTCCGGAAACCCAGCGGAAGCGCAGCCTGCACCCCCGGTAATCCCGGTCCGTTTCATAGGCGAGCAGGGGATGAGACCATCTGTCCTCGCTCTCCCAGATCAACCCCGCCAGATCGGCGCGCGTCAGGAAATCCAGATCCAGGCGCAGCACGCCCGGCGCCGGCGCGGTCGCCGCCGCCATCATCGGCCGGGCGAAATCCACGGTCCACAGCTGCGGACGGAAGCGCTTTGCCCAGCCCGTCCGCGCCTGGTCCCCGCGGGCCGCCAGATAGGGCGGCACCTCAGCCATCCAGCCGCTCCAGCACCCGGCGAATCTCATGCGCTACCTGCCGCGCGGTCGGGGCCATGAACGGGCTTGCTGCACGCTGCTCGCCGCGCATGTTCACCGTCAGCTGCACCGAACGTCTCGCGGGTGCGCCAGTCTCGATGCGCCCGCTGGAAGTCGGCACGAACACTTCCGGGCCACGCTCCCCCACCAGATAGGCCTGGCCGGGCGCCACTGGTCCACCCGTTGCGCGCCCGGGCAGCCCCAGCAGGCCGGTCATACCGGCAGAAAGCCCGGCCAGGCCCGCGCCATCCAGCTTCAGGGCCGCGCCCGCGATCTCGCCAAGCGTCTTCGCAGCAGCCCGGCCCAGATCCTCGAACTCCAGCCGCCCGCTCCGCGCCGCACGCCTCAGTGAATCCTCGATCGCGCGGCCCGCGCTGGCGGCCTCCCGGCCGAGTCCGTCCCGCAGAACGCCCCGCATCTCCGCCACGTCGCGGGCAAACTCGTCGGATCCGGCCCGCACCCGCAGGGCCAGCGCATCCAGCTCATCGTCCATCGTCCGCTCCCCTTTCCAGCCGCTCCAGTCCGCCCCGATCCAGCGGCGCGGGCGATGCCGGTCCCGCCCGGCCCTCCAGCGCCTGCGCCAGTTCCGCCACCGTCGCCCGCCAGAACTGGTCCGGGCTCCAGCCGAGCACGCCTGTCGCCACCTGTGCCGCGCGCACTGCCATGTCCGAAAAGCCCGTCATCCCGCGGCCCTGAACACGGCCGACAGCAGCGCCCTGTACACCGGCAGAAGCGCACAGATCCCCTCAGTCACCAGGCTCGCCTGAAAGGCCTCGCGCCGCTCGCCGGATCGCCTGTCGCCCAGGCAATGCCAGAACATCGCATCCATGTCGGACAGCCGCACTTCACCGGCTGCCGCGCGATCCAGCAACCGGAACAGGCTACCGGCTTCCGCTTCGGCCGCCACCAGCGCCTCGAAACTGGGGCGCAACAGGCGCACGTCGCCCTCAAGCGGCAGGTCGACTTCCCCGCGATGCGCATTCGCACGCCCGGCACTCAAAGTGCGTCCACCGGGCCAGAGCTCTCGAGCGACAGCGTATAGCTCCGCTCCCCGTTGAAATCGCCGGCATAATCCAGCCGCGTCACCTGAAAGCGGCCCCGGAACCGCTCCCCGCCCTCGAAGCTCACTTCGAACCGGTCAAGGCTACCGGACAGCAGCTGGCCCTTCAGTCGCGCCTCGGCGTCAGATCCCGTGAAAATCCCCGCACCGCTGATCGAAATCGACCGTACACCGCCCGAAGGCAACAGCTCGCGCCACCCGCCGGATCCCTTGTGGGTCACCACCACCGGCTCCGCGGAAAGACTCATCTGCGTCGTCCGCAGTCCCGCCACTGTCTGAAACACCTCCGGCGTGCCGCCGTCACCGATCTTCAGCAGAAACGCCGCCCCACTCTCGACTGCCATGTCAGTTCTCCATCACTGAAAGCGTCCTGAATTCCAGCTGGCCCAGCAGCCAGTTCCGGGAGGTCCGGCGCACGCTTGCCCGAACCAGCCGAAGCCCGATCAGGCGCAACCCGCCCCGCGAAGGCGGCATGGTCAGCACTGCGCGCTCGACATCGGCCAGGATCTCCTTCGCCGCCGCCAGACTTTCCCGATTGTCCCAAAGACTCACCGCGAAGCGATGCTCGGTTCCCGCCCCACCCTGCCAGGTCCGCCCGGCCATGCTGTCCGCCCCGATCGAAAGATAGGGCGGCCGGGCATTGGCAGGGGGCCCGTCGAAAACCGGAATCCCCCGCGCCTGGAAATGCGCATCGTCCGCCAGTGCAGCCGCCACCCGGCGCTGCAATTCAAGGCTAGCCCTCATTTCGCCTCCAACCGATGTTCAGTCCGCCCAGTCCTCGGCCCACAGGATGATGCGCCCGGGCACAGCCGGATCCACCTCGACAGAGGTCGGCAGCAGTGTCTCGCCCCGCCAGCGGATCCGCATGTCCAGCTCAGGCCGCACTTCTGCGCGCAGTTCCAGTCGCCATCGCCGCGTCGTCTGCCGCGTGTCCGCGCGCGGCGTCAGCGTCTCGAACCGTGAAACAGGCTCCACCTTCGCCCAGCATTCGAACCGCCGGCGCCAGGCGCCGTCGATTTCCCCGGCGGATCCGCGCACCTTGTCCCTGCTCTCGAAGCAGACCCGCTCCGAAAGCCGTCCGGCAACTTCGCCCATGATCCTCTCCTATCAGATGCGGCGCGCGCGCCAGGGCCCCAGCATTCGCTGCACGGCCGGCGGAATGCCGGGATCATCCGGCGCATCCCGATGCGTATGGAAATGCGCCGCCGTCCGGATCACGCAAAGCCGCAGCACTTCCGGCACCCCGTTCCAGTCCCCCGCCAGTCCCGCCCGATAGCGGACTTGAACGCCGACGCCCTCGGGCAACTCCGGCGCATCGATCCGCCCTTCGCCATGGGCCCCGATCAACAGTCTCGCTGCGCCGTCCGGCGCCACCGAAAGCATGCCGTCCGTGCCGATCGTCTCAACCGAAACCAGGCTGCGCACAGGCCCGGCGGCAAGCCGCAGCCCCCCGTCAGACAGAACCCCTCGCTCCGCCACAGGCCGCTCGAACATCAGCTGCCCCAGCAACGCCTCGACAGCCTCGGTCGCCGCCCGCAGAAATCCCGTCAGCAGGGCATCCTCAAGACTGGTCTCGATGCGCAGGAACGCCTTCAGTTCCGCCAGTGCCGCCGCCGGCGGCGCCCGATCGATCGCCACCATCAGCGCTCCCCCACCCGGATCGTCAGGCTGCGCTCATCTGCGCTCCCGTCCGAAAAGACTGCCCGGTTCCGCACCAGGCAGACATCGCCCGGCGTGCCGCCGGAAAGGCGCACCCAGGCGACAGCCCCATCCAAACCCGAATCCGCAACAACCAGCCCACCCGGACCAGCAGCCCAGTTGCTCGCCATGATCGTCAGCCCGCCCCCCGTCGCAGCCGACCAGTCCACACGATAGTCGAGTGTTGCTTCCGCATCTTTCAGGAACATGCTCGTCTCCCCCGACCGCAGCGTCAGACCGGCGCTCCGATCTCCACTGTCCAGGCCTCGAAGCTCACGCTCCCACCCGCCGAAAGCGACCGCGGTGGGCAGGTCGTCACATACAGAAGCGACCCGCCGATCGTGTCGACAAGCGCAATATGATCCGCCACCCCTGCAGCCGAAACGGGCACTTCCCCCTTCGCGGGGATCAGCAGCCGCCGCCCGCCGGCGACGCCGTCGACCAGGTTGAAATCGCCCGCTGTCATCGCGGTTGCGGCCAGCTTCCCGCTCATTGCCGAACCGAAGTCCAGCGGTTGCCCCTCCACCGCAATCATCGTGTCCGCCGCCGCGATCGCCTGAAGCGCCCCATCCAGAATCCCGGCTGCCACCCATTTGCCCATGCATCGTCTCCCGAACTGTGCCGCCTCAATCGCCCGGGGCCAGCAGGCCCCGATCCTCGAATTCCACAACCAGCGTCCGAACCCCGGCGCCGGGATCCGGGCCGGGCGCGGATCCTGTCACCGCCGGCTCGTCCGCGGCGTGAATCAACACCGTTGAAGAAGGGCTCAGCACGCCCCGCCAATGCAGCATCGCCTGTCCGGCCAGATGGCCATGCATCCCGGCCGAAGGCGAAACCGTTTCCGGCGGGGCGGGCAGGTAATCCGCCTCGAAAGCGCCGGCGGCAAAGTGCGCGGCCCGTGCGCGCCCATCCATGTCCCGATCGATACAGGCCAGGCTGGCCTTGCCGATCAGCCTGCTCACCTTCGCGCCGCTCGGCCGATAGTCCCCGCCCCAGGTGCCGCTCCCGCTGTTGGTCGCGTCGTTCACCAGCCCATAATAATCGACATAGTCGGCCGGACTGGTCTGGACAGCATAGGCGGTGTCCGTCTCCGAACCCAGGCCGGCCCATGCATATTGCCAGTCCTGGGGGCTGTTCACCCCGCGGTTCGCCCGGAACACGCAGCTTTGCCCCACGCCATACAGCAGCTCCCAGCCGCCTGTCTGCGTGCCGTCCGCAACCCATTGATCCTGCTTCGTCGCATTGCGGTCGAACACCATGTTCCGCACACAGTTTCCGCCATGCTCCAGCGATGGCCGCTCGACAGCGAATATCTTGCCGTCGCTCACGCGCGTCACTGTCCCCCCCTGATAAGCGGCAAGGGGGCCCGGCGCGCTCACGGCCACATAGGTGAAGCGGTTGGCGTCCGGGACGCTGACAACCGTGAAGCTTCCATTGAAGGCTGCCGGCGAAAGTCCCGAAATGATCACCGCGCTCCCGGCCGAAAGCCCATGCCCGACAAGACCGGCCGTCACGGTGGCTCCACTTGCCTGGAAGGGCATCGGCGTTTCGTTGTGCCAGTTGTACCGGCTGCCCAGCAGGGTCGATCCTTCCCAGATGCAATCCTGCATCTGGGTATGGAAATATTCCCCTATCTGCAGCGCCGCCTCGCCCGCCGCGCCTTCCATCAGCAGGTTCATGATCGCCAGCCGCCGCAGGGTGGCCGGGTTTCCGTGGCCCCCGCTGCCCGATAGCGCGCTGAAGATCGGCCCGGTCCATTCATAGACCCGGCAATTCCACAGCATCGAATCCGGTGTGTCATTGGGCAGGGCAAAGGCCTGCACGCCACGGTTGGTGCCCGCCTCCCGCTCGATGCGGCAGTTCACCAGCGTCGATCCGCCGATGGTCCGGGTATAGCGGCTGTTCCGCACCAGTTGTCCGCCCGGCTGGTTGCCATAGGCGCGCATGTCGCCCTGAAGAACAAAGCGGGTCTCCCCGCCAGAGCTGAAGAACAGGTTCGTGGAGGCCTCGAAGCCGACCTTTCCCGTGACGGTCATGTTGTCCAGCACCAGCACCGATGCGCTGCCGGATGTCAGCGTCGCCTGCCCCAGTTCCAGCCGGAAATTCCGCCACCACCAGCGCGTGCACTGCAGGAACCCGCCTGCAGAAGATCCGCTCCGCAGAATGGTCGTCGCCCGGGGGTTCGGCGCGTCCGGATCGGATCGCACGATCACAAGTCCCTCGCGGCCGTTGATGCTGGAACCAGATCCCGTCACGGCCGGGCCTGTCGAATGAATCTGGTTGTCCGTCAGAAGGATTTCCCAGAAATCCGCCGCCCGCGTCCCCGCCTGCGTCACCCCGTTCGCCTGCGGCAGGTTCAGGGCCGGATTTGCGTCCAGGAAGCTCCGGAAGGCCTGAAGCGCAACGGCAAGATTGGCCGGCTTCGTCCCCGCATCGGCAGCCCGCGCGGCGTTGATGCTCGTATGCAGCACAACCTGCCCCGCCTGCGCCGTCGTCGTCAGCGGGCTCGTCGCATCCACGAACAGGAACCGCCGCCGCGTCAGATACCGCGAACCATCCGGGTCATACAGCAGCTGCAGCGGCGTATCGTGCGCGCTCGAAAGCGAGCCGGTGATGCTGCTGTTGTGCCCGCTCCCGCTCGACCGCGCATTGCCCAGCCAGGGATAAACCGTCCGGTGGATCGTGATCATCCCCGGATTCAGCCCGGAAAGATCGATGCCGCCGCCCCAGCATCGCAGCTCGTCCCCGTACAGCGGCGAGGTCTGGGGCGCGGCAAACCAGAAGTCCTTACTGGTCGTCCCGTCGGTCGCCGTCAGTTTCAGGGCCGCACAGGCCTGGTTGCGATCGCTTTCCCAATGCTCGGGGTGATGGGACGCAATCAGAACGTCCACCTGCGCAACATGTGCAGGCGCATCGACCGTCCCGCCGACGATGCCATAGGGCGGCACGGCCCAGCGGGAAATGGGCGGCACAGGCTGACGGCTGCTCAGGTTGGAAACGGTCGTCAGCACACCCCCGGGGTGGCCCGCTTTCCAACCCGCGGCGAAGCGCGCTTCCACAACCACAGCCGATGCGTGGATCCGCTCGGAAAGGGCCAGTCGCAGCGTCCGCGTGCCATCGCCATTGTCCCGTTCATCCAGCTGAGTCGCCGCGCCATGCGGCCGGCGCAACGCCTTGGTGGCGACAACCGTTCGCCGCCGGGCCGGATTGGTCAGGGCTTGCCCGCCCACCCGGTCGAAGCCCGGCGTATCCACCAACAGCTGCACCTTCTGCGATCCATTGGCATCCAGCGGAAGCTGGTCGATTCCGCCCAACAGGAAGCGCCCATGCGGCCGGTCGGCGCCGCCGAACTCCCAGGCGCCACCGGTCGCAGGCCAGTCGCCGGTCACCGCCAGCACCCAGCCATTCGCCTCCACGGCAGTCGAGACTATCGTCATCGCCGGCTCCGCCCCGATCGGGAAAACACAGGAATAATACCCGGGGGCAGCTGCCCCCGGGATAGTCGCTCAGCCCTCAGGCCTCAGGTCGCGGAAAAGCGCATCAGCTTCAGCGCCTCGCTGTTCACCAGCGCCCCGCCGACACGCCGCGTCGCATAGAAATGCACGAACGGCTTGTTCGAATAGGGATCGCGAAGCACCCCCGTTTCGCCCCTGTCCGCGATCACATAGGCGCTGCGGAACTGGCCGAAGCCGATGGACAGGCTGTTGGCCCCAATGTCCGGCATCGCGTCCACTTCCACCACCGGATAACCCAGCAGCGTCGAAGCCTGGCCGTCGGCTAGGCCCGGCTTCCAGATGAAGTCGCCGGTCGAATCCTTGAACTTCCGCACGGTCGAGATGCTGTTGGAGTTCATCACCCACACGGCCCCCTGCCGATATGGCGCGCGCAGCGAATGGACCAGGTCGATCAGCCGGTCCTGCGGATTACTCGCGGCAAAGGCGCCTGCCGCACCCGAAGGCACATATTGCAGCGTGCCGAACGGCCGGCTTGCATCCCCCGCCGTCGCCACCGGATAGGTCAGGAAACCCCTGGGCTGCGACGTCCCCGTGCCGGACACGAAGGCGACGCCCTCCGCCCGCGCGAATTCCACCGCCACTTCCCGCGCCAGCCAGCTCTCCACGTCGAACTGCGCGTCGTCCAGCATCGCCTGCGTCGCCGCAGGGTTGGCATAAAGCTCACCCATCGGCGCCATCACCTCTGTGAAGGTCGGCGTCGCCGTCTCGGCACGCGCGGCCGTCTCGGCCACCCAACCCGATGCAAAGCCACCGGATGCCACAAGCTTGCGATAGCTGGAGGAGCCGATCTTCACCACGTCCGCCAGCGCCCGGATCGGGGAGATCTGCTTCAGCATCGTCTCGATCCGCTGGTCGATCTCCAGCGGCACCGCCAGGCCGCCCTCGCTGCCGGTCCCGACCGAAAGCTTCTTGCTTTCGAACCCCGCATCCAGTCCCTTGCGCAGATAGGCGTCACCGAACGCGCTGCCCCGCCCGGCCCCACCGGCGGCCAGCGCCGGCGGCGCCGTCGCCAGCCGCCGCGAAAATCCGTCCAGATCCTGCTTCAGCTCCATGCGCAGCGCCTCGATCTCGCCGCGAAGCGCCATGCCGCCAGCGTCCACATGCGCCGGCGCTTCCGCCGCGGTCACCACCGCGGCAGCCTTGGTTTCATACCCCATGCTGTCCATCTCCTCACCGGAACCCGTCCATCGGGTTCCTCCAGTTCCAAGGCGCCTCAGCCCACCGCCTCGATGCGCGCCTCTCCATGCATCGGCAGCGTCACCACCGAGCATTCGATCAGTTCCAGCTTCAGCAACTCCCGCCCTCCGGCTGGTCTGGGACGCGCCGATTTCACACGATAGCCAAACGAAAGCCCGTCCACCGCTCCACTGCGCAGAAGCGCCAGCGCATCCCGTCCATCACGACAATCCGGGCTCAGCGCCGCCACCATCTTCAGGCCGATGCCATCCTCGGTCAGGTTCACCACGCGCCCGATCGGCCGGGCCGGATCATGCTGCCACAACAGCGGCACATCAGCCCTTGCGCCCAGAAAGGCTGCCGGGCGAACAATGTCGCCACAACGGTCGGCCGTATCGAACCGGCTCACATAGCCGCTGATCCGCACGCCTTCGGTCATTGTCCGCTCCCTCCCGCTCGCGGCGCCCAGCCCAGCATTTCACGCTTCTCGTCATCGTCCAGGAAGCCGGCCGCGCCGATATGCCGCCACAGCCGTTCGCGATCGGCCCACAGGGCCGGAACCAGATCCAGGTCAGGTTCCAGCACCAGCCCCGGCCACCAGGCGGAAAGGTGCCGCGAAACCCCGTCCAGGATCCGGTTCAGCAGCGGCAATATGTTCAGCCGCCACAGCGCCACATTGGCCTCCGCATAATTGGCGTGCGTCGAATCGCCGGGCAGCCCCAGCAGCATCGGCGGCACCCCGAATGCCAGCGCCACGTCGCGCGCCGCCGCTTCCCGCGCCTTCTGGAAATCCATCTCGGCCGGGGTCAGCGCCAGCGGCTGCCACTTCAGCCCGCCTTCCAGCAGCATGGGGCGCCCGGCATTCCGCGCGCCCTGGAACCCGGCCTCGATCTCGTCCCTCAGCCGCGCGAACTGCTCGGCCGAAAGCGGGCCCTCCGCACCGTCCAGCACCAGGGCCCCGGAAGGCCGCGCAGCATTCGCCAGAAGGGATCGGTTCCAGCGCCCGGCCGCCTGCAACAGCGCGACAGCCTCGCTTGCAGCCCCGGCGCAGCCGATGCCAAGATGATCATCCAGCGGGTCGAAGGCCCGCAGGTGCAGCAGTCCGGGGCGGGAAGCATCACCACCAACAGGATGGCGCTGCACATGGCCGCCCGCCCTGTACAGCCAGGCGACTGGCCAGCCCCGCGTGTCCGTCTCCAGCTGGATCCGCTCGGGCCGAAGGGTCCACAGCGTCGCGGCCCGCCCGGCCAGGTCCAGCCCGGTCTCCAGGAAGGCGTTGCCATGCAGCAGCAGATGCGTCGCCACCTCTTCCAGCACAATCGGGGTCAGCAGCGCAGCCGCTGGATGCGCCTCCCCACCCGCCGACAACTTCACGCTGGAAAGCCCCTCCGCCACCACACGGATCGCCCGCAGCGCCACAGGGTTGGCCATTGCCGCCCGCACCTGTCCGGCATATCCGGCAGGCGGCTCGGCTCCGGATGGGTCCGCCAGCAGCCAGGGGCGCGGCATCTGCGCGGATTTCGTCTCGCCCAGCCCCATGATCTTGCGCGCCCAACTCACCGGTCATCCTCCGGCCGCCCGGCGGGCCCCATCGTCACAAGGCCGCCGCCGATGATCAGCGACACGGCCTGTGCCAGCCCATGGGCCTGCATGGGGTCCGAACCCAGCACCACCGCGATCGTCGCGAAACCCACCCAGGTGGAACTTTCGGTCAGGCGCAGGCGCGCCCAGGTCATCGCGGAAGCCCAGGGCTCCCGCGTCCAGAAGGGTTGCATCTCGCTTGTCTCCCTCAGTCCTGCAGCATCCGAAGGGCAGGGCCCGCACCGGGCCGTACCAGCATCAACTCCGTCAGCGCCCAAACCAGCGCGTCGGCCCTGTCAGGCGATCGCCCGGGGCCGACATACCCGCCACCCTGGATCAGCCCGCACATCTCGTCTTCCAGTTCGGGAAATCCGCCCGCATGCCTCACCCGACCCGCAGCATACAGCGCGGAAACGGGCTCAGCCCGCGCCACCTTGCCCCGGCTCGCACGAACCTGCTTCAGCGGCAGTCCCCCGAACGAGGCCCGAAGCGTGGTTTCCACCATCGCCCCGCCATTGTTCACCTCCACGATCACCCGGTCCGCTCCAAAGCGGTGGAAGGCGGCCGAAACCGCCGCTGCCCACCCATCCGGCGACATGGCCGAAACACTGGCATCCGCCACCACATGGGCGATGCCGGCCGCGTCCAGGCCGGCGACCACGATGCCACAGCCACCCGGTCCCGCAGGCGGATCCACCCCCACCACTACACGCGTCAGCGGGGGCGCTTCCGCCTCCCGACAGCGGTCAAGCCCATCCGGCGTCCACAGCGCCCCTTCGCGCGCCTCCAGCAGTTCACCCATCAGTTCCTGGCGGCCCAGCGCCGATCCGCCATAGTCCTGTGCCACATCGGCAAGGAACCGCTCGGGCAGATGGGCCCGATTGTCGAAGGTCGATCCCCGGGTCATCACCGTGCCTGGCGCTTCCATCAGGGCTCTCAGCAGCGGCACGGGTCTGGGCGTCGTCGTCGCCACAACCCGCGGGTGCCCGCCCAGCCGCAACCCCATTTTCAGCATGTCCCATGTGGAGCGCGCGTTCGGCCACGCCGCCAGCTCATCGCACCAGGCGAAGTGAAACTGGGGCCCCCTCAGCTGATCCGGCTCCACCGCCGAAAACAGCGTCGCCTGCGCACCATTCGGCCACACAAGGGTGCGCCGCGTGCCCTTCCACTGGGGCCGGAACCAATCCGGCCCGGTCGCCAGCAATCCGGAATCGCCCTCGATCATCACCGCAAGGCCGTCCCGGGCACTCTGCCCCACCAGCGCGATCCGGGCCCCCGGATGGCTGCGCGCGATCGCCGAAACCCATTCCGCCCCGGCGCGCGTCTTGCCAAAGCCCCGCCCCGCCAGAATCAGCCACAGGCCCCAATCCCCCGGCGGCGCCAACTGCGCGGGGCGCGCCGTCCAGCGCCAGGCCCGCATCAGCCGCAGCCGCCGGGATGAATCCAGATCCGACAGCAATGCGGCCCGCCGCTCGGCCGGTAGCCGGACAAACCGCTCCATCAGCGAAAGCTCGCGCATTGGAACGCCCACCTTTCGCCTCTGGCCGCCGCATCCGCCCGGAACCCGCCCCTCAGCCGCAATTCCGGAGCATGCCAATGTCTTTAGTCCACAGCGTCACGATTGTCAATAGATATTTTACCATATTGGTTTTCATAATGCGCCGCCAGCCGGTCCAGCGCCAGGCCGAGCACCAGCTTGCCCGCCCGCACGGGCCAACCCAGTCCCTTCTCGGCCTCCGCCAGCCCCTCGCCTTCGCACGCCACGCGCCACAGGATATCGGAAAGCCCCGGCCCCACCGCCGCAAGCGCGGCATCGAATCGGCGCCGTGCGTCGATCGCCGTCAGCGATTGCGCATGCGCGCCATCCCGCCAGCCCTGGCCGCGCCCGCCAGGTGCCGCATCCCAGCGCATCGTCACCCGCGCGACCAGGCCGGCCTTCGCATGGTCCCCGCGCAGTCGTTCCGCCGCCGCAACCTGCACCGCCGTCAGCAGTCCCCGCCGCGCCAGCCAGCCGACGGGCGACTCCGTCAGATTCACCGCCACAAGCTGCCGGTCCACCGCATCCGAGGGGGCCAGCACCCGTCGCCCGATCACCCGATTCGGATAGTCAATTGCATCCACCAT